GTGCGCGAACACTTCAAGCATGTGGTGCCGTTCTATTTGCAAGGCGTTCCCGACCTGGAGTTCGTCGAGGACAACCTGCGGTATTACGAGAAGCTGATGGGCCGGCGCATCATCCGCTTGCCGCAGCCGAGGTTTTACGAGAAGCTGAACGACCTGATCTATCAGCCGCCGGACTACGACCGTCACCGTCTGATCTGGAGCTGGTGCTTGCCGAACCACACGCACGAGGAAATTCACACGGCGGTGTGCAAATGCGAAGGGCTCGATCCTGAAACGGCGTATACCGCCATTGGCCTGAAGATGGCAGACAGCATCCAGCGCCGCACCGCAATGGCGCGCAATGGCCTGGTGACGCATTCGCGCAAGAAGTATTACCCCATCGCGTACTACAGCAAGCAGGACGTGTTGGACAAGGTTGCCGGGGCTGGGTGGAAGCTGCCCAGTGATTACGGGTTGTTCAAAGACTCATTCGACGGGTTGCAGATTCGTTATCTGCTGCCCATAAAGAAGCACTTCCCGCGCGACTATGAGCGCATCCTGGCGTGGTTTCCATTGGCAGAAGCTGAAGTTCTGAGGTACGAAAGGTTCCAGCGTGGCGCTTAAACCATTGAAACAGCTTGGCGAGTTGAAGCCGCTGCTGCCGCACAAGCTGCCGGAGAGTTCGTTGCCGCCCGAGGCCAGCGACAACCCGGAAGACAACGCCCGCGCCGACCACATCGCCATGATGCGCGAGCTGCGAAAACAGCAAGAAGAAGCAAACGCTACGGCAAATGACGCCGGGTATTACTTTTGCGCCTACTTCCAGACCGGCGAGCAGTGCGAGCAGTTTTTGAAGGCTGTCGGCACCAGCGGCGGCGGAATGTTCGTAGATGGGCTTGAACTGGCCGAAAAGCTGGGTATCAGCTTGACCGAGCGCACCGTGAAATACAAAACCGGCACGCTCGACAAGAAGTGCGCCGCCCTGGCGCGCAAACCGGGTGAAAACCCATAACCTTGAAAGGAACGCATCATGCGTGGCATCTCTCGTTCGACCGCTGGCGCAATGGCAAACGCCACCGCTCTTTACAACTCTGGTAGCCGCCGTGGCCGCGCCTACACCCGTGGCGCAAACGCTGCGATCCGTGCTGGCCGCGGCGGCATGGCCGCCCACCGCGCCGGCCTGCGCGCCGCTGGGGATAGCTGATCGTGGCAACGCCCAGAAAGAGAAAGCCCAACGGCAAACTTGACACTGGGCGCCCCACCGACTACCGCCCGGAGTATTGCGAGCGCGTCATTGAGATGGGCAAACTTGGCTTCACGAAAGCCATGATGGCTCGTGACCTTGACGTTGCTCGCATGACGTTGGACAACTGGGCCGGCGAGCACAAAGACTTTTTGGACGCTATAACGCGCGCACGAGATTTGGCACTCGCGTTTATGGAGGAGAAAGGGTTGAACGGGCTTGATATGGCTGGGTTCAATTCAAGCCTTTACGCCAAGCTGATGTCTGGAATGTTTCCTGGCGACTACAGTGAACACAAGAAGGTTGAAGTGACTGGCAAGGACGGCCTGCCTTTGCAGCAGATCGCACCGGTCATCATCATTCAAGCGGATGAAACTGAAACTGAGCCAGGCGCAACGTAACTTCGCTGGCAGCAAGGCTCGGTTTCCTTGTTTTTGTGGCGGATTTGGGAGTGGCAAGACTTTCGCGGCGATTCTGCGCGCGGTTGCCTTGAAAAGCCAGTGCGTTGGACAGAACGTCGGTTATTACTTGCCCACGTATGGCCTTGTGAACGACATTGCGTTTCCGCGCTTTTCCGAGGTGCTCGATTCGTTTGGCGTCAGTTTTAGAATGGTGAAGTCGCCAGACCCGTATATCGAGGTGCCGGACTGGAAGGGGCGGTTCATATTCCGCACCATGGACAACCCGGCGCGCATCATCGGTTACGAGGTGGCGCACAGTGTCTGCGATGAACTGGACACGCTGACGGCAGACAAGGCGCGCGATGCCTGGAACAAAATCATCGCTCGCAACCGTCAGAAGTGCGGAATGCCGAACACGGTGGCCGTCGCTACAACGCCAGAGGGGTTTCGGTTCGTCTATGACCGCTGGCAGAAGAACCCGACGCCTGACTATGTTTTGTATCGGGCTCGCACCGAGGACAACGCCGCGCACTTGCCTGACGGCTACATAAACAGTTTGCGCGAGACGTACCCGTCAAACCTGCTGGCCGCGTACCTTGAGGGCGAGTTCGTCAACCTGGCCGCCGGCAGTGTTTACCCCGAGTTTGACCGCACCCTGAATGCCAGTGGCGAGACGGTGCAACCTGCTGACGTGTTGCACGTTGGCCTTGATTTCAACGTGACACGAATGGCCGCTGTGATTCACGTCCTGCGGGGCGATGAGCCGCACGCTGTTGATGAGATCGTGAACGGGTTTGATACCCCGGCCGTGATTGCCATTTTGAAAGACCGCTATCCGAAGCATCGGATCATGGTTTACCCGGACGCATCGGGTGGTTCGCGCCGTTCGGTGCAAGCCAGCCAGTCTGATTTGAGCTTGCTTCGCGCGGCCGGTTTCCGCGTGTGCGTGAACTCGACCAACCCAGCGGTTAAAGACCGTGTGCTGTCGGTGAACGCCATGCTGCATAAGGACGGCAAGCGCCGCTACAAGGTGAACCCGCAAATGTGCCCGAACCTGGTCGAGTGTTTGGAAAAACAGGCTTACGATAAGAACGGGGAGCCTGACAAGTCGGCTGGGTTCGACCATGCGCTTGACGCGGCTGGTTACTTCATCGCCTACCGCTATCCGCTGGTTCGCCGCACCGCGTCCGTCCAACCATTCCGCATGTAACCCATGGCCCTGCAAGTCAATCAACGCTCACCTGCCGTCGAGGCCATGGCCCGCGAGTGGCCAGCCATCGATGCGCTGATGGGCGGCACGTCGGCCATGCGTGCGGCCGGGAGGACGTTCCTGCCGCAACAGCCGCGCGAGGACAGCGAGGATTACCGCTATCGGCTGGACTGTGCAACGCTGTTTCCAGCCTTCGCGCGCACCGTTGGCGTGATGGCCGGCAAGCCGTTTTCAAAGCAGGTGCAACTGGCCGATGACGTTCCTGCAAGGCTGGTGCAACTGGCCGAAGACATTGATGGCGAGGGCCGCAGCCTGCACGTTTTTGCCGCCGATGTGATGCGTGAGGTGATGGCCTACGGGATTTGCGGCGTCCTGATCGATAGCACAAAGGGCAGCGTAGAGAGCACCCCCGAGCGCCTGCCATCGGCGGACGACATTGCAAAGGCTGGCATTCATCCGTACTGGGTTCACGTCCACCACAAAGACATTCTCGGCTGGCGGGCTGAAAAACAGGACGGCGGCCTTGTGCTGACGCAGCTTCGTATCGCGGAGACGGTCGAGGTTGCGGATGGCGAGTACGGGACAAAGACCGTCAATCGCGTTCGGGTGCTGACGCCTGGAACTTGGGCGCTGCATCAAATGGGCGAAGATGGCAGATACACGGTGATTGAAGAAGGCGTTACGCCCTTTCAAGAAATCCCGTTCGTACCCTTCTACGGCGCGCGCACCGGCTACCTGCAGGGCGCTTCGCCATTGGCAGACCTGGCGCACCAGAACATCAAGCACTGGCAGCATCAAAGCGATCAGGACGATGGCGTCAGGTTTGCCCGCAAGCGCCTGCTGGTGTTCTCGGGTGTGACCGATGGTGAGGTGTCGGAGCCTACCGCAGGAAGCGCCTACGCGCTACGTTTCGACAGCCCAGACGCCCGCGTGGTGGTGGTGCAGGGTTCCGCCGAATCGGTGTCGGTAGGCCGCAGTGAGTTGCAGGCGATGGAGGCGCAGATGATCCAGACCGGCGCCGAATTGCTGGTGTCGCAGCCTGGGCAGCGCACGGCCATGGAGGCGTCGATTGATGCTGAGGCGAACAAATCGCAGTTGCAGCGCATCGTGGAAACGTTTGAGGACTCGTTGGAGCAGTGCATGCAGTTCACGGCCGCTTGGATTGGTGAATCGAACGGTGGCAGCGTGGTGCTCTTCAAGGACTTCGCGGCGGGCAGCCTGAGCGATGCATCGGCGCAGCTTGTGATTGCCATGCAGCAGGGCGGGCTGGTGACCAAGGCCACTGCCATCCGGGAAATGCAGCGACGCGGCGCGCTGGTGGCAAACCTGGTGCCCGAGGAAGAATTGGCGGC